GCAAAGATGTGGGCCATGCTGTCAGACATTAGTCGAGCAGCACCAGAAGAAAGGCGACACATACCAGAAGTTTGGAAGTGTATTTTTATGGCAGCATTGGGGCATGAAGTGATGTTTACAATGGGCCTTAACGACCAGCCTTTCCCCATAGGCTTTAAAACATCAAAGCTAACTAAGGCTCAGATGTCAGATTTAATTGAGTTTGTGTATTCGTATGGGGCGCAACACAACGTAAAATGGAGTGAAGAATATGAGTGAACCACACAGTGAACAGCTTCGTCTTTTGATTGAGCGTATCGAACGCCTGAACGAAGACAAGAAAGGCATCAGCGACGATATCCGCGATGTTTACAATGAAGCTAAAGCGCATGGTTATGATACCAAGATTGTCCGCGCAGTGATCCGCCTTCGCGCAATGGAATCAAATGAACGCGCAGAATATCAAGCCATCCTCGACACATATATGACCGCTCTTGGTCTTTGAAAGGAAATACAATGCAGCTCATAACAATTTCAGGCAACGTCGGCAAGGACGCAGAGCTTCGCACAGTGCGCGACAGCCAAGTTCTCAGCTTCAACGTTGGCGTTAAAAATGGCTATGGTGGAGGCGCTACAACTGTTTGGTATCGGTGCAGCTTATGGGGCAAGGCGGCAGAAGCGTTCGCTGGCAGCTTAAAGAAAGGCACTAAGGTCTTCATCTCTGGCGAACTGACGCACGACGAATACGAAGGCAAGCCACAGTTCAACGTGCGCGTTGGCAGCATTGATACAGCGCCGCGATCGGAAGCTGGTGCAAGCAATACCACTACCGATACTAGCGTCACATGGGATAACGTAAAGGATTTGGATGATGATTTGGATTCGGATGTTCCCTTTTAGGATTGACAACGTATCAATTCTAAAGGATTGCGAATGGTATGGAAAAAGAAATATGGAAACCTATACCTTCGCAACCTGGAATGATGGCATCATCATGTGGGCGAGTCCTTTTGCCTGAGCGCACTGCTCAAATGCCACATGGCGGATGGCGAACATACACACCAATCCCGACATATGGATGCAAACGAAAGGCTTCCAAAACTGCAAAGCATGAATATTATGGCCTTTTTCATAAAGAAAGAGGAAACTTAAAAATTCATCGTTTAGTTTGTGAAGCTTTTCACGGCCCATCCCCTTTTCCTAAAGCTGTTGTTATTCATCTTGACGAAGATGCACTTAACAATCGACCAGAGAATCTCAAATGGGGAACGCAAAAGGAAAACCTGAATATGCCGAAATTCATTGCTTATTGCAAAAGCAGAACTGGCGAAAATTCGCCAAGCATAAAGGGAAGAAAAAATGCTCTCGAAATCTCGCCCAGAATTGCCAACCCGCTCTAGGAATATTCCGCCACCATCTGAATATCTGGAGCATCGCTATAGGCAGAGCAACCAGGCAATCGCGGATAGTTCTGCTGCATTGCTGAAGGCGCAGCTAAAGGCTGGTCATCATACGCTAACACCAGAAAGCCTAAGAGCCATCATTAAAAAGTATGACTGGCAATACTGCCTGCATCCTACATTATTCTAAGCCAAATGGCGGGTGGCAATGAGCTTCCCGCCATTATTTTTGTCTGTTATGAAAAAAGTGCTTTACACATTAAAAGGCCCTTTTTATAAGAGGGCATCAACCCAGGGGCCATGCCCCGCCATTGTGGAGTGAGTTATGATAACTGATAATCTAACCGAAGCAGAACGGGTTCAGCGCCGCATAGAATTTTACAGGGAAGTCTCAAAAGGACTTGCTGAAAGACTCAAGGCTTATCCTTTGCAAGAGGATGTAGCTACACCGCACCCAGACGATTACGATGGTGGACGCTTTGATTACCTAACTTCACGAGGTGTAAAATGACCAAGATGACAAAGACTCAATTTTGGCTGGCAGTAATATGGTTCGCTGCAATGATAATTATGTTCGCAACGGAGAGGACATTCTAAAATGACATTAATCGAACTTAGAAATATTGTCGCGGATCGCGTTGAAATGATGCACGGCAATGCAGAATTTATCCGCCAAATCAGAAATGGTGAGCAGGATGATGGCCCATTCATAACAGGCGCTTTAGCAGTCTGGGCAAAGTTTATGGAGGGCTTGCAGCCAGCACCGGAAGGATTGGCAGATGATTAAAGCACAGCAAGCAGCGCCTATGGGCAAGCCATACCGTGTATCATCTGATAGCGCATGGCCGTTGCGTGGACTTGATGGTAAGACCTTTGCGGAACGCCGTGCAGAGCGGGAGAAAGGGCAAAGCAAATGAAACGCTACATAATCAGCAAGGGAAAGACGTTCAGGATTCGCACTGTGGGCGGCGTTTCATTCATAACTAGATTGGTGTAGGCAAATGACAGACGAATTAAAAGACCAGCCCAAGCCCAAGCCTGACCCGCTGGTGGAAGTGGCGGAAAGCTTAGGCTACTTCAACACCGCCGCTCAATGTTGGGCTGGCGATGTCCGCGCCGCACTGGACGCCGCTGGGCTGGAGATAAGGCCAAAAGAGCAATGACAAACCCAATCCAAACTAAGCGTATTGAGATGGCTGACAAACGCAAGGGCCGAAGCTGCTTCTACTTTTCGGGAAGCAGGACTGGCCGCATTTCATGGGCTGACTGGTTTTATATACGGGAGAAGCGCAAATGACAGACGAATGGCGAGATATTTATATTGACCAATTAAATGCGCTTCATCAAGCTTGCTCTGATATGCTTGGCTATCTGGGCGACAACTCATGTAGTGATCCAGACTGCTGTGGTGGCCCATATTATGAAAAGGAAGATTTTGATCGTGGGCAAGATACCTTACGGACACTTGGTTTGCGCTTCGTTGAGTAAATCTAGTCTGCTTCTAACATTTCGGTGGTTATCATAACCCTGCCTACAGCACCGTACTTTTTATGGTACGTTATTGCCCAGGCCGCTCGATCAGCAATCCAGCCACCACGCGCAGCATAAGCGTCACGCGCTGCCAAGGTTGGATGCTGAACCACAGTTACGCCGTTATATTCTTTCTCATCCCTGTGGTGGCGATGTCCACAGTGTATCTCGCGCCTGCTAGTCCTGCCCCATTGCTGTGGGAACTGTGCCGCAAACAGAAGCGGTAGGCTCTCGTTCTTAACTTTATGACCATGATGGATTCCCAGCATAGTGCTGCCCCATTCAAACACATAGAACGGCAGGACGCTATCATTGACAGTAACGCGGGGTTCTTCTTCGTAATGCACCGAAAACAAATCAGCTAGCCAGCCGCTTGCTTCTTCGTCGTGATTGCCTTCAGCTATAATCAGATGCACTTCCTGATGGCGTAGCAATGACATTGTTACCAGCGATCGAATGACACGGATTGCAGACTTGCGTATCTTAGGGAAACGGCTGTCAGCATCCAGAACGTGCTTTGATGCTGGTGTCACTGGTGTCTTGCCATCTGTATGCAGAAAGTCGCCTTGGATGTTAATAACTGCCGTATGCGCCTTTGGGCTTTGTTCTATCATTTGTTGCAGTGCAGCAATGATGGTGCGCTCTGCGATAGATATGTTCCAATCGCTTCCACCCTCTTTATGCCATGCCAGCATCCCAAGGTGGTAATCAGTGAACGTATAAAGGTTGCACAGATGCTCCTCAGAGGCCACTGGAGCAACGATTGATACCACAGGCGGTATCTCGTCCTTAAAGCCCTCAACTGCCTCTCTCATGGCATCCACAAGAGCCTCATGGCTTAGTGATGCCTTTACCCATTGTCCCGCTGGTTTTCCTTCAGCGTTGTAATAGGTGCTGACGCCCTTAGCTACATAGCCATCAGGAACAGGTCGAGTGAAGTCATGCTCAGGCGCATAGCCGAATTTTGCAGCCTTGCGCTTTACCGCAACATAAGTCTCGCTTGCGCCGCCAATGTTCATGCCTAGCTCAGTAGCTGCTGCCCTGGCACTTCCAAGCCGATCTATGGCCTCAAGAACTTGCTTCTGACGAGGCGTGCAATACCTGTACAGATTTTCGTCTATCGTTATGGTCGGTGGCATTTACTTGCCTTTCGGACAATCATCCTCGCACAGACAAACAAAGACGCTGTTGTGTAGCTCTATCTCCGCCACAGTTTCAGGCGTGTCTTTTGTCGTGTCATAGGTGATGGGTTTCGCAATAGCGCAATAGCTATTTTTCGGAACGGCTTCTGTCAAATCTGTTACGCAGCCGCTCAGTGCGCTCAGGATCAGGGACGATAATAGCAGCTTCGCCAAGTGCGATTTGCTCGTTAATGGCATCGTTTATTTCCTTGATCGTTTCCTGACGCCCTTGCCGCTTCCAACGCGCCTTATCGAGATAGGCAAAGAGCCTTTCGATTAAAGCCAGCAAGGACGTCAGGAACTTCATTACTCTGCGGACTCAGCTACAGGCTGCTTGCTGAAAACAGACCATACAGCAACGCCAATTGTAGCTACGGCAGCAGCCAGCGCATCAACCGTTGCACCGTCGATAAGACCTTTTCCTGCCAGATAGCCAAAGCCAGCCGCAGCCACTGTACGAACGATTCCAAACAATTGTTCCTTATTCATGTCATTTTCCTTTACGCTTCATTGGTGGAAACTTTCCCACCCTTCATATATACAGGCTTTCCGATTACAGGTTCACCCTTGGGCCATCTTGAAGCCACTAATCGTGTTTTGCCTAGCTTCATGACATTTACAGCATTACCCTGATTGCCGCCAAGAACAAAATAATGCCCAGCGTCCTCGCCAACATAGAAGGCCACATGCCCTCCACCAGCGCGATCAAAGATTAGGATTGCCCCAGGCGCTAATCGATCGCGGCGCAGCAATGAGCCATAATCAACCCATGCCTTTGCACGCATATAATATTTGGGAAAAGGCAACCCAGCCTCCTGCATACAGTGCGCCACAAATACGCCGCACCAAGGAGTCTCGTCATCTTTCCACCAAGCATTTAGCTTCTCAAGCCAGCCAAGAATAATGCCGTTGTGTTTTGGGCCTTGCACTTCACGCAGCCCGTCAAACTTCTTGGCAGTTTCAAGCCAGCGAGGAATCAATGCTCTCATAGCAAGCCTAATTTAGTTCCCACAAAGCCCATAACTGCCATCACCAGACCTAAGATGAATCTATCAACCCAAGCGTTTGTCTCTTTGGTTTTAGGCGCTGCAAGCTCCAATGCGGAGATGCGATCTTCAATCTTGCCGATAGCTTTGAATGCACGCTCCATTGCGTCAGCCGTTTGTGCTTGGCGCTCTTCAACGAGCGCCAGCTTGGTGATTGCCTTAGATAATTCGCTCAGTGCAGTCTTCATTTCAACCACATCACTGTGAAGCATATCTATTTTAACAGTCAGAACATTCTCTTGGTTCACAGTAATCACCTAATTATTTGATGCAGTCTGGCAATCTTGTTAAGTTATGAATACGAACTGACCGTTGCTGCGGTGTTTGGATTGCTAACAAGAACATTGCTTGCCATGCGACCATACCACCCAGATGTCCCTCGATGATACATGGTTCCTGAAACACGGTTATATGAACAGTCATTGTAACTAGCGTTATCACCACCGCAATCGTCAACAATTGGATAACTCCAGTTAGAAACCGTGTTGTTGTTTACAGTGTTGGCTTGACCATTCCATGTGGAACTTGCCCAATATACATATACTGGTGCGTCAATCTGCGCGGCAGCATCAGTTGCCTGATCACGCACAATGAAGTTATCGCAGAATTTGCTTTTGTAAGTGCCTTCTATGCGAAGCCGACAATCTAACAGCATATTCGAGGAGAAATTTACATTTGTTTGGTTAAAGATACGGACATCAGCGGTTTCACCATCTACGCCAGATAGTGTGTTTCCTGAAAAGAGATTATATTCTCCGCCTTCATCTGCGTATATCGCATAGCCGCCAGCAACCGAAACGCGGACAGTGTTGCCTGTTATAGCGTTATGGTTGTTGAAATCGGCAGTCAGCCAAATACCATATTGGTTGCCTGACGCTGCGTCTACAAGCACAGCATTGCCTGCAAAGACGCAGTTTGTGCTTCGGTAAAACAGAGCTAACCCAGCGTTGTCGCAATTAGAAACGGTGTTGCCTGTAGCTGAACAATCTATGCAGCCCTCAAAATCTACGCCTACGTCACTGCAAATTGTAGCCGTGTTTCCTGCAATCGTTATGCGCCGTCCGCGTGATCCCCAAAGTCCTGCAACAACATTTTTAACCACATTGCCTGTGATGGTTATGTCGTTAGTGTAAGTTGAAGGATAGAGCGCAGAGTCGCCGCCCCAAAACTGAACACCGTGTTGGGCTGTGTCTATGTAATTGTTCGTTACAATGCCGCTGTCAGCAAAAAACAAGTTAATGCCTTGACCTGTAATGTCTTCAATACGGTTGTTGGACACATTGTATTTTTCAAGGTTTTTAAGGTGTATGCCAACGCCGCCTACATCGTGGATATAGATGCTTTCAACAGAAATACCATCTACGTTATCCGCCGAAATAGCATCGGCACTTGCAACCGAATTACCGTCAATCTCGCCGCCGCCATTAACCTTGCAGCCAGCCGCAAGCGTTAGCACTGGCGAAGTGCCAGATAGTTTTTTCAACGTACCGTTCAAAATTAACGTTTGCTCTGCGGCCATAGTTAAAGATGTAACGCCACATATTGTGCCTGCTGGGACTACAACAAATGTTGCCCCGCTATCCAGCGCAGCCTGAATTGCCACCGTGTCATTTGCTACACCATCGCCAACAGCGCCATAATCAAGCACATCGGCGGGTGCGTTTTGAATCATTGAATATGTGACTTTGGTAAGCATTTTATGCCCTTTTTATACGAAGTAAGTGCAAGAGCCGACAACGCGTGCGCCAGTATATGTTGCGTTAGAAAGCGCGCTGCCCCCATACAGATAACCATTAATTGATGTTCCCGTGTCGCCAGCAAGAAACGTCACAACATTGGCATTGGTGCTGTAACCGATAGAAGCGCCGCCGCCGCTACCTACAGTAAAAGGAAGCCCTTGAAGCTGGCATTGATCGGTATTTGCCGTTGATGGCATTGTTACGTCAAACGTAACCGTCACTTGACGGCCAATTTTTGTGTATTTTCCTGATGCGCTTGCAAAAGTTACATTGTTGCCCGTTGGCGTCCAAGTACCTTCCTCATAATCATTCAGCAATTCGCTGGTCATGCCAGCAGCGTGCGTGTTTGCGCTGAAGTCGATGCCTCTGCCAGCAGTGCCGAGGACGACATTGCCGCGGTTTGCAGTAAAATTTCCGCTGTTATCAACAGTCAGCGCAATAGCAGCCGATTGTACATCAAACAGCAAAAAAGGTGACCCAACTGTAGACGCATCGTTAACGATACGCCATTCACGGTCGGCGGTCTTTAGAATGACCCGCGAAAAACCAGTCCCAGAAGCCGCCGTAGTTTCAGCAGTTATGTCGGAAGCACCAAAAGCGGCTGATGTAGCCTTAATAGGTCCGTCTGCCTGAAAACTACCCGCGCGGACAAACTTACCTACAGTGAGGTTATCGACACTAACTTTTACGGTGCTACCGCCTTGCACAATCGGCAAAACTTCAGACCCCGCAAGCGGTGTGCTGGCGGCTGTTAATGCGGAGATTTTTTTATCGGCCATTTGTCATGCCTTCCTTATGGGATATAACCTGTGATTTCAAAAACGCCGGTGGCGCCGCTCAGACCCGCAGTTCCACCTATAACAAGATTTTGCTTTAGATCGCTGTTAATTACAAACGGCGGAACAGTCGGCGTATAATTAACCCATGTGTTCAAAGCCTGCGATTGCGCGTTAAAAGACGCGTAACGACTATTGTTGTCTGCATCGCCGACAAAAAGATTGGTGAACACCGTGCTGTTAGCGGAAAGATAAACGCGTGCGCCTGTAACAACCATGCCGGAAATTAGCGCCGTGCTTACTGCGTTTGTAGGACCGAACGCAAACTGACGCGTAATGACTTGCTGACGCATATTGCGACCAGCAAAATTTGTGCTGATTTGCGAAGTAGCAAGATAGCCCGCATTAGTCCCTGCGTTAGCAGACCCAAGCACAAAATTTTGCGCGGACATGGGGATTTGGCCCGCAGGAAGCGTAATGCGTAACGCTGTTGCATCTACGAACGTGTTGCCGTCGATAAGCATAGGCCACGACCATGTATTTGACGCGCCAGTGGCCGTGGTTTTGTCAATCCAAATAGATGCGTCGTTAAACGAAAATTTGTTGCCTATAATTGTTTTGGCGCTGTCCGACGCTGGCGATGCTTCTTGAACTTCGATGTAAATGCCCGCACCCAACGATCCGGTTTTGGTGTTGTTTTCAAACGAACATCCGGAAATAGTTAGTTGGGCTTCTTCATTAGACACAATCCCGTATGCCGCATCTGCTAGTGTGCAACCAAACATGGACAAATCACCTGAATTTGTGTCTGTATTCCACTGCACACACGCGTCAGTTATAAGGTCAATCGTCGTACCAAAGAAACGAGTTTGACCCCCACGGTCAGAAGCGGCGCCTCTGTATAGTGCAAAGCCAGTATCACATTGTGAAATTACGCCGCCATAAAAATCGTTGAGGTAGCAGATACCGACTAACTCGATGCCGGTCTGGCAAAACCGAACTTGGATGTTAGTGAACGTACATTCACGAATGTGATAGTCGCCGCCATTTACAGTGGTGTCACAGCCAATACCGCGAGCGCAACGGCTTGCTGAAGATGGCCCTGTAATAGCCAGATCGCGGAAGTTGACGTTGTTCAGGCCGTATTGGCCGAACGCATATTGTGCCAGACTTGCACGGAGCGTAAACACGTTTTCAGTTATGTCGGTCTGCTTAATGATAGAACCGCCAAGGCTATCATACCACTTACCAGGCCCATCGCCGTATAGTGTAATGGCTTTGTCTACGATTAGCGCAGCCGAAATTGCATAAGTTCCGTTAGGGAAATAAATTGCGCCGCCTTCAGGAGCGGCGTCAATAGCCGCTTGAATTTCTGATGTATCATCTGTAACGCCATCGCCAACAGCGCCGAAGTCCTTGACTGAAACATATTGCTCCAGCTTAGTCTGAACAGTCTGTAGCGTTGCTCCAGGGAAGCTTGCGGTGTAGCTGATTGCAGTGGCGTTACCAGCGTTAATGATACCCGTTTCGTTCGTCATTACCTCAATGCTGGAACTCAGCGGTGGAGCAACAGAGAACGTAATTGTGTTACCAGCAAGCGTGTAGCTATCCTTTTCCTGATAAACGCCATTGATAAAGATATTGGTAGCAAGAATGGTGCTAGGCGATGCCGACAGCACGAAGGCCACTTGAACGCCATTGCCAGTGAAGTCGTTCTTGACAACAGACGCAGATACAGCCGCAGGATCGAAGCCATAGCCAACAGGACTGTAGAGAACAAACTCTTGGCGCTTGTTGCGGATGGTAATGGAGAACTCACCAGCAGTGTAAAGCAGGGCTGGTGTGCCGTTACGATAGGCGTAGCCATTGTTTGTGCGGATTGGCTGAGTAGCAGGGATTGTAAGGTTGGCGTCAAAGAATACCTGAATCGGATTCTGTTCAGGGTCTTGGTTAATCTCACCTATATACAGGTATCCGTCATCCAGCGGCGTACCGTCTAGATCAGTGAATATTGGGTAAGGGCCAGTAACTTGAGTAAGTGCCATTAGAACTTAATCCCTTGCGTCTTTGGGCTTATAGCCGAAATTATGTTGCAGCGAAAGGTCATTAATCCAGAAGCCTTTTGACTTCTTTACGCATTCCTCGTGCTGCCATAGCTTTGCGGAAATCATTAAGAAGTTTCGCTGCTGGAACAGGCAATCCTGTTATGCCAAAAGTGCCAAGAGTATCAACTGCGTTCATAATTGCACTTGATGTTCCAGAAGCGTTGATGCTGCCTGGTGGCGATGTAATGATGTCTTTGGTCACATCGTTAATTGTGCTTAAAAGCTCTGCCGTTTTCTTATCAAAAATCACATCAAGTTTGCCGTTTTTCTCTAGGCTTGTAATGATTTTGTTCAGCGCAGCAGGCTGAATTACCGCTTGCCCAGATTCATCTGATGTGATTCCGCGATATGCTTGATCCCTGATCTTCTCCATAACAGAGCCTTGCAATTCACGCTTTGCACGAACACCGCGAGGGCCAGCACGATCTAGCAAGCCAAGAAGATGCTTCACGCTATCAAGCGGTGTGTTATCTCCAGTGATTTTATCTGTCACCTTCTCAAGAGCAACAAAGCGATCGGTGCTACCAGGCTTATTGGCAAAGACTTTTTCAACAAGATCAATGTCTTCAAAATCTCTGGCATACTTGGTGCGAGATGCACGCGCCTGTTTATAGACATCGCCGCCAGCGTCCTTGGTTGCGTTATCGATAATATTACGCATATCACGGCCAAAAGTAGCGTCCGCAGTCCCTGGGCTTGCAACCTTGTTGATAAGCTTACGAATGTCTTCTATTTGGTTCAGGGACATCATCCCTGTTTTATTTGGATCGTTAGCTAATATCTGCTCCTCAACAGTCTTTAGAACTGGAGCTAATTTTTCGCGGGTGGTTGGCGTTTGCTGTGCAATGAAGTCGCTTAATTCCTGATAGCTAACAGGTTCGCGCATCTCACCAGCTTTTTCGGCACGCTTATAAAGCGCACTTGTGCGTGTACGCTCACGCCTTGCAAGGGTTGAAAGCGCATCAGCAATAACACCGCCCTGCTCATATGGATTGTTCCATACTTCAGAACCAGTGCCTTCAATAAACCGCTCGAAATTCTGGCGCAGTTCTTCTTGCTGCTGTGCCATTCGATCACGAATGGGGCCACCGACTTCATTGTTCTTAGCAAGTTCGCGTGCGCGTTGTTGCTCTGTAAAGTCACGCGTCCGTTGGAATCGTGCAAGTTCAATAGGCACTGGAAGTTCAGCCGCACGTTGAACACGTATAGCTTCTTCGCTTGTAGACATAGCGCCGCCTGCTGGCCTTGATGCAGGCGCAACGGTTGGAGCAGGCGAAACTACAGCGCCTGGGATTGGTGCCTCAGGAGCCATTGTTGCAGCAGATGGCATAGCTGCCCCAGCAGGAGCTTCAGGAGCCGCACCTACTGGCATTTCAGGGCGTCCAGTTAATTGTCTAATTCTCGAAGTTACTGCGGGAAGTGTTGCGGAAATGACATCACCAACAACTTTTTCAGCAGGGCCAGCTGCTGTAGCCATAAGGATAGGCTGTGCGTTGAACTCTCCGCCAGCAGCAAACTCAGTGCCTTCTATACCAGCTTGGGTAGCACCTGACTTCAGTGCTGCACCCGTAAATGTTGCAGCGCGTCCAGCAGGAGTGAACGCAAGAATACCACCAACAGCGCGTGGAACATCGCTGAAGCGGAAACCAGGCTTAATTCCGTAATCCTTGCCATCTTGCGATCGAAGGATGTAGTTGCCCTTTTCGTCCTGCCTTACTTCAACGCCAGGATAGTTGGCCTTGATGATGGCAACGGATTCCTCTGGGCTTGTGAACATTGTACCAATACCAGTACGTGCGCCAGCAATGGACAGTTCGTTAAGCTCAGGCATGGTTGTCCAGTCAGCAGTAGCCTCAATCTCTGGCGTGCTGCGCTCCGAACCAGTTACAGTCTCAATCGCGCCTTCAATAAGGCCCATGTCCTCAGTAACATCTTCCATTGGAGCGAGGTATGGCTGGAACTGCAATTGACGATTAGTATCTTCCTGAAGCTTTGCGATAGTTTCAGGCGTTAATGGTGAGCCAACATTCGCTATCGAAATGGCGCTTAGTTCCTCAATAGATTTACCGCTTTGCCAAGCTGCCTGCAAATCCCTTGCGTTTTTAAGGTCAATTTCCGCAACAACGCGATCGCCAGGAAGCGCCGCAGTTAAACCAGCTACAGGAGCTAATCTCTCACCAACAGGCTCTCCACCAGATTCTTTTAATTGTCGGTTGAGATAATCTTCAGCGCGTTTTAATCCTATTGCAAATTGCTCTGGGCTTTGATTAGGATTCAGGTTTGCAATAGAGGAAACAAACCGTTCCTGCTCACCTGGAGTGTTTGCAAGGCTAGCGACACCAGCAGGGTTAATCTTAGCTAGTCGTGCAAGCTGATCCTGAATAATAATACCTTTAAGGATTTCAATTGATCCCTCAAGGTCAGCGCGATTCTGTCCAAGCAGCGAACCAAGAACAGGCGTTTCGCTAATGCCACCAGCCTGCTTCCCTAGTGACAGGAATTTATTGGAAAGATTACGCAAATCTCTAACAGCAGAAATGCCAGTATAAAGCTGTGGAAGTCGATTGGTGTCTTTTTCTGCAACAGGTTTGGCAGTTGGTTGCCCACCGACATCCTTAAACTCTCCGGTTACTGAGCTAACTTGATACACGCGATTAGGATCAAGCCCAGCAGCAGCCTTTTGCTCTGCTGTAGCTATGGAGAATGTTTCCGTAGGCTTTTCAGGCTTTGCAGGCTCTTTGGGCGCAGCAACAATTGGCTGGAGTGACGAAACAGGAACAGAAGCCACATCTTCTTTATCAAACTGATCAAAAGGATTTTTTGCCATTGCTTTATTTCCCAATCACTACGTGCCAATGAGGGCCAGTAGCGTTCTTAGATGGATTTTTTACTTCGTCACGCGATTCAATAATGCGGTATCCAGCATTTCTAATCTGAGCAATATACTGTTCAAACGTGATGCCAGGAATTGGGGCAACATCAACCGCTCCAACAGAAGTTGCATGAAATGACTTAGGATTCTTCTTTGATAACGGATGACTAGGCCCACGATACCCAGAAGTAATGTTAGCTTGTGGGAATAACTCACTTATCACCTTCTTCCCGTTTGCGAAAGTTACCAGACGGAGAACCCGTCTGACCTCCTATGATACGAGATGAAGGGTTTGGATTGCTAGGCGTTCCATATTTCTTATCAAAATCCGCTGCCAAAGAAGGATTCTGCCTTAGCAAATTAACTGCATTTTGTGGAATTTGCGGAGTAACTGATGGTTGTCCGCTTGCTATAGCAGCCTGCAAATCCCTTTTCAGGAATAGGCCAACGTTAGGAACTGCCACCCACGGATCGCCTTCGCGCTTTGCACGCAGCGCATCTTCGAATTCTGGGGTTCCAGGTTTCTTGCCTTCTGCAATAAGTTCCTTGATGAATGGAGTGTCCATTTGAACATTGGAACCAAAAATCTTCTCATGCGCCTCACCGCCACCATAATTGTATATGATGGTCGATAGCACAGCTTCCCGCGCTTTAGGGTCTGTGGTGGTGTTGTATGTTGCCTTAGCGCGTTCAAATGTCTGAGCTAAGTCTGGGCGATTGGAGTTTTTCAACGCCTCAATGCGCTCATCAAATAGCTTTACCACATCTTCCGGCCTGTTTTCTCGATTGAGAATAAAGGCAGTTTGCGATGCTTCAAGAATGGCTTTTTGATCGCCTTCGCCCATCATCTTGCGATAGCCTTCGACTTGCTCTTTCGCTTCTGGGTACTTCAGATAGAAGCTAGCAAAAGATTGCGTGTCTGGCTTTTCCATAAGCGCAGCCAAGTCCGTTTGGAGGCTTTTCTGCCTTTCCATCTTTGCTCGACGGTCTTGCTCTGCCCGTTGCAACGCAACAGACTGCAAAAATATTTGCCTTGGATCGGAGGCAATAGAGTAATCTCTAGCCATTAAAATAATCCCTTGCCTATGCCGCCAACTTCACCAAGTATGTCACTGAACATTTTGCCCCGTGCCAAAGCTCCGCCAGCTTGCGCTTCACCGCGCTGACCAAGAAGATTTGCAATGCTACTAGCAGCACTCATGCCAGATGCGCCAACACCAGCCGCAGATTGTTGACCTAGCTGTGTCATGCCACCCAAGCGACTATATTGCTGCTCAAGGAACTGATTCAACAATTGAGGACGGAACTGGGCCAGTGCGCCTTGCACGTTGCCACCACGAAGGCCACCAGTTGCCGAAGCATTCTGGAGGATAGCTTCCTCTTGCTGCCGCGCTAGAGATTGGAATAAAGGATTCTGCTCTTGCTGGGTTACATATGCTTGCTGCGCTTCAGGGCCAGCAAGACCTAATGCCGCCATCTGCGCTTGCAGAGCAGGGCCACCAGCCTCAGTGTATGGTTGCAGTAACGTCCGCAGTTGTTCGCGTGCCGCACGGGTTTCTTCAATACCAGCTTGCAGTGAAGCAGCCTCAATGTTGGATGCTTTTTTAGCGGCGCTACCCTTTATTAAAGAGCCGCCAATGCTAGTCGCAGCGGCTACACCAGTTACCGGATCAGGCATCAGACATTTCCTTCATATATTCCTCAAGGCTTTCGCCATAAAGCTTTAGCACAACGTGACCTATTTCCATTGCTGCCTGTGTGCCGTGAACCAACTGCACTGTAGCAAGAACAATATCATAATATCCAGCACGCCAAACAAAACTGGTAGCGCACGCATTCCCAGATAGCTCAACAGTGTCAGACGCCTTCCACTTTAGGATTGCAGTGCTGACAAGGGGAAGCAATACTAAAGCGTGGGCTTGATAGAATGGATTTGACGGCAATCCTACCAAAGCAGCCCAAATTGCCATGTCAGCATCGTCACGGTCTATCTTGTCGCCATCAACAATGTCATCAAAAAGCTGAACAACTTGCCATAGGTCAATTAGCCACTCAACGGCATCTTCGGGCAAAGCTAATGCTTCCACAAAGTTCCGACGCAACCAGTATTCAGGCGTTCCGCTTTTAAGCATATTAAGCTCTCTGCTATTGAGCTACAGGCTGCTCTTAAACGCTCTGTAGCCAAACCATAACACAATCAATCTTCAAATTCAAACTCTCGTTCTTCCCACGCTTGACAAGCACGAAGATCATGACAAATAAAACTGAATTTGTGACAATAACCACGGAATCCAGCGTCAACATCCCAATCGTTCCAAGGTATCTTGTCCATCTTGGCTTGTGTCAAGGTGCTGTTGTCGTAATATTCGCAGTTGGAGCAGCGGCGGCGACGAGCTTCTTCTTCGTCTACTTGCCACGCATTAGCTAGTGCTGACCAGTATTCAGGGTTAGCGCCACGCTCATTGCTGGGATTCTCAGGGCCAAGCATCCAGTCATCAATGACCATCTTGGTGTTCTTCTTGTTCTCAGCAGTCGTGATGAATGGTTCGCTTTCACGAAGCCCACCGAAACCTTCGATAATAAATGCTGGCTTTTTCATTATGATATTTCCCGACCAGATGCGCGGATGTTGATGGCTGTAGCCGTTCCCGCAATAGTTGAAATAAATCCACCAGACGCAAGTACCTGACCGACCAGTTCAGGGAACGTATAGGTTTCCGATGGCTGAAGCGTTTTGGTCTTGACGATCAGGTTGTCATTACCTGCGCTACCAGATACCGTAACAAGGTTGACGCTAATCGTCGCAGCCGTTGCGCTGTAATTAGTCGCCGTAAACTTGTCGATGACCGTTGTAACGCTCACCGCAGTGTATTGCGTTGTCTGCGCGTTCTCCGCAGTCTTTGCTGGAATCAGAACTCTTGTTGCAACTGCCATATTACGTCTCCAAAGAACTTATATTATCTGTTACCGTCAAAATGACTGACGGAACGGAAGGGTGTACGGCAGACGCCGCTTCAGCTAACAAAATAACAGAAGTATCGTCTACTTCCCACATTAATTCAATATAGTCTCCAGCGTTTAGTTGGATGACGTAATTCCATGCAGCCAAAATTTCAGAGTCATTACCCTGTATGCGTATCTGTCCTGCGCTGTCAGG